ATGCCGTAGGAATGGAGGAGCTGCATGGTCCGGCTGGCAGCAATGCGATCAAGATCGTGCCGGTGATCGGTGGCGCTGGTGGTGGTGTGGGGCAGATCCTTGCTGGCGTTGCCCTGGTTGCTGCAGCGATCTTCATCCCTGGCCTTGGCCTTGGTCTTGCTGGTGCCACCGTCACCAAGATCGGTCTGCTCGGTGGTGCTCTGATCCTGGGCGGCATCTCGCAGGCGCTGACGCCAACCCCAACGCTGGCCAGCTCTGGCACCTACAGCGGATCGCAGGGCACCACCAACACCGAGATGGATCCGCAGAAGTCCTATAGCTTCAGCGGGATTCAGAACACCAGCCGAGCTGGGGTGCCCCTGCCCCTAGCGTTCGGTGAGGTGATCTGCGGCTCCGTGGTGATCTCGGCCGGCATCGACACCGTGCAGATAGAAGCATGAGCGAACTAATCCGCGGTGCAGGTGGTGGCGGAGGCGGCGGCGGTACAACCGTCGTCCAGCAGACTGTTGTCGCGCCAACTCGGACGCCAGTTCGTGATCCAGACACGCTGGCCTCAAAGCAATATGCGACGTTCGTCGACCTGCTAAGTGAAGGCGAGATCGAAGGTTTCCCGTCGGCCGCAACCTACGCACGCGATAGCGCTGACTACAACCGAGCATTGCTCAAGGATGTATTCCTGAACGGCACGCAGATTCTGCGTCAAGGCGCTGATGCGACAAATCCGCAGACGGCCGACTACAACTTCCAGAACGTCACGCTGCAGACCAGGTATGGCACGCAGGCGCAGACCTACATCCCCGGCTTCTCCGATATTGAACGGGAAAGCAGCGTTCAGGTGAAGGTCGAGCAGGCCACGCCAATCACACGCACGATCACCGACACCACCGTCGACGCTGTTCGAGTCACCATCACGGTGCCGCGGCTTGAGCAATACACCGATGAGGGTGATGTAAGAGGCACCAACTTGAATCTGCGAATCCAAGTGCAATACAACGGCGGCGGCTATACCACCGTGATCGACGACACGATCGCCGGCCGCACCGCTGATCAATATCAGAAGGACTACAAGGTAAGCTTCACCGGGGCGTTCCCGGTTGATGTGCGCGTGGTGCGCGTCACCGCCGATAGCGTCGACACCAACCTGCTCAACGACTTCTACTGGTCGAGCTACACCGAGATCACTGAGCAGAAACTGCGTTATCCCAACAGCGCACTGGTTGCGATGCGCCTGGATGCTGAGCAGTTCAGCAGCATTCCAAACCGCAGCTATCGCATCCGCGGGATGAAGGTGCAGATCCCGAGCAACGGGACTGTGAATCAGACCACCGGCGCCATCAGCTATGCCGGCGCATGGAATGGCACCTTCGGCGCTGCGGTCTGGACTTCAGATCCAGCTTGGATCCTCTACGCACTGCTGACCAATACCCGCTGGGGACTGGGCGATCACATCACTGCTAGCCAGCTCGACAAGTTCGCCTTTTACTCCGCCAGCCAGTACGCCTCGGCCACAGTCGATGATGGCTTCGGTGGATTCGAGCCGCGGTTCTCCTGCAATGCCCTGATCCAGAACCAAGAGGAGGCTTACAAGCTGATTAACGATCTGTGCTCTGTCATGCGGGTGATGCCGTATTGGAGCACTGGCAGCCTGACCATCAGCCAAGACAAGCCGGCCGATGCCAGCTACCTATTCACGCTGGCCAATGTCAGTGCTGATGGCTTCACCTACACCGGCTCGGATCTGAAGACCAGGCACACGGTCGCGATCATTAGCTACCTCGATCTTGAGACGCAGGACATTGCCTACGAGGTGGTGGAGGACAAGGACGCCATCGCGAAGTATGGCGTGATCACCACCAACATCAAAGCCTTCGCCTGCACCAGCCGCGGGCAAGCTGCCCGCCTCGGCGAGTGGCTGCTCTATACCGAGCAGTACGAGACCGAGGTGGTTTCCTTCAGAACCTCCGTGGACGCTGGCGTGGTTGTCAGACCAGGGCAGGTAATCGAGGTGGCCGATCCGGTGAAGGCTGGTGTGCGCCGTGGCGGCCGCATCACAGCAGCGACCACCACCGTGATCACGGTCGACGACACCGCCGAGACTGATCTTGATAGCGGCGATGCAGCCACGTTGTCCGTCGTGCTCCCTGATGGGACCGTTGAGAGCAAGGCAATCACCAATATCACAGGCGCCAACATCACGGTGGCCTCGGCTTTCAGCGCAGCGCCTAATGCAAACAGCATTTGGGTATTAAGCAACGACACGGTGGAGGCCAGCACTTGGCGCGTGCTGACCGTCAGCGAGATCGATCGAGTTCAGTACGAAGTCACTGCGATCGCGTACAACGCCAGCAAATACAACTATGTCGAGCGTGGCTTCAAGCTCGAGGCTCGTGATATCACCAAACTCAACGAACCGAAGCCGGCACCGAGCAACCTCACAGCATTAGAAACCATCTACGAAAGCAACGGCCAAGCACGGGTCAAGCTGATTGTGAGCTGGGGCGCTGTGGTCGGTGCATCTGAGTATCAGGTGCAATGGCGTCCACTGAATGGCAACTGGACAACGGTCAACGTTCCGCAGACTGATTACGAGATCCTCGACACCACTGCACAGACCTACGAGATCCGGGTCTATACGCTCAACGGTGCGCGCACACCAAGCACGTCGCCGGCTTCATTGAACTTTGCGGCGATCGGCAAAACCGCTGTTCCCGGCAACGTCCAGAACCTGAGCTTTGAGGCCATCAACGCCAACTCCGGCCGTCTGCGCTGGGACGAAACCGTAGACCTCGACGTGAAGGTTGGCGGCAAGATCCATATCCGCCACAGCAACCTGACGGATGGCAGCGCGAGCTGGAGCAACAGCGTTGACCTGATCCCCGCCAAATCCGGTAGCTCCACCGAGGCCATCATCCCGCTGGTGGAAGGTGAGGTGCTGGTCAAGTTTGAGGACGACGGAGGCCGGCAGAGTGCCAGCGAAACCAGCATCGTCATCGACCTGCCCGATACGCTGGCACCACTCACGCTGATCAATCGCCGCGAAGATCAAGACGTGCCGCCCTTCCAAGGCACACGCACCAACACCTTCTACAGCGAGGAGTTCGATGCGCTGACGCTGGATGGCTCGGACCTGCTGGATGACGTGCCTGATGTGGATCTGCTGCCCACCTTCGACGTGATGGGTTCGGTGCAGTCTTCCGGCACCTACGACTTCGCCACCACCGTTGATTTCGGCAACACTTTCTCCATCGACTTCAGCCGCTACTTCGTCACCCGTGGTTACTACCCCAGCGATCTGATCGACAGCCGCCTAGCCGAAGTGGACGACTGGAGCGATTGGGACGGCGGCGTGATCGACGCGGTAAACGCCATCCTCGAACTCCGCAGCACCACCGACAACCCCAGTAGCACTCCGACGTGGAACGCATGGCAGCCGTTCGTCAATGGCACCTTCCGTGGCCGTGGCTTCCAGTTCCGCACCACGCTGACCAGCAACGACGTTGCCGAAAACATCCTCGTCGATGAGTTGGGCTACCTTGCCACCGTCCAACGCCGAACTGAGCAAAGCAACGCTGCAGTGAGCGGCACCACCAACACCGCTGTGACATTCCCGTACCCGTTCTTCACTGGAACGGCCAGCATCGGCGGCCTAAACGCCTATCTGCCCAGCGTCGGTGTGACGGCACAAAACCTACAGGCCGGCGATTACTTCCAGATCTCCAACGTGACTGGCACCGGCTTCCAGATCAGCTTTTTCAACTCCGGCGGTAGTCCCGTCACCCGCAACTTCACATGGAGTGCAACCGGATATGGACGGCAGGGTTAAACTTCTTGTATTAGAGGACGCCTGATTCGTGGCTCAACACGATTACGTCATAGCCAACGGCACAGGGGCGGCAGTCCGTTCAGACCTCAACGGTGCCCTTGCTGCAATCGCCACGATCAATAGCGGCGCCACTGCACCGACCACCACTTACGCCTTCCAGCTCTGGGCAGATACCACCACCGGCCTGCTCAAGATCCGCAA